ATGCCGCAATTGGTCAAAATGAAGTTTACATCGTTGAAGGGGAATTTGATGTATTGGCTCTTTACGAAATTGGAATTAAGAACGCTATATCAGTTCCGAATGGCGCAAACGATAATGACGCGTATTGGATCAACTCAGAAAAGTATTTGCATGATGTTAAAAAATTTTATATCGCAGTTGACAATGACGAAAAGGGAAATGACCTTGCCGAAAAGATTGCGCAGCGCTTAGGGCGTTGGAAATGCGAACGTGTAAACTTCAGCGGTAAGGATGCAAACGACGATTTAATTTCAGGTTGCCTTGAAGAAACAGCTTACAAAACAACAAAGTACCCAGTCGCCGGCACGCATAAAGTTTTTGATTTGTATGATGAAATATTGGCTTTACATGACAATGGTATGCCGGAAACCATTTCGCCAAAGCACCGATCATTTGGGAAGTTAAAAGAAGTGTTTTCAGTTATGCGCGGGCATTTAATTACCGGAACCGGAATACCGTCACACGGAAAGTCAAACTTTACGGAATGGTATGTTTTGAATTTGGTCAATGACTACAATATGAAAGCCAGTTTTTTCAGTCCTGAACACCATCCTTTCGCGCTTCATCAGACCACGTTCATTGAAAAAACATTTGGTAAGAATTTCTTTTATGAAAATCCCGGCTTACCGCGAATAGATAAAACAGAAATTGCCAGATATGCGGAATGGGCAAACGAAAAGATTTATTTAACTGGAACCGAAAATGGAGAGTTTCCAACATGGGGATGGTTGTTTGAAAAATTCAAAGAGCAGCTTTTTAGCTACGGTATTGATATATTTGTAATAGATGCTTTTAATAAACTATCATTCGACGGAAAAGGCAATAAGCTAGATCAGATAAACGAAGTGCTGACAAAACTAACGATGTTTGCCCAGATGAATAACGTGATTATATTTCTGGTTGCGCACCCGACAAAGATGCAAAAGGAGCAAAGCGGTTTATATGCTTCCCCAACGCTCTATGATGTTTCCGGAAGTTCAGATTTTAGAAACCAAACGCATGACGGGTTTTCGATTTACAGGCATTTCGGCAGCGATGAGGACGATCCGAAAACCGTATTTACAAATCTGAAAACTAAAATGAAGTTTCAGGGAACGATCAACGGCAGCGTTGAGTATGATTATCACATACCTTCCGGTAGATACTTTGAACTTGGCACACAGTACGAAAACTATTCTTTGCTTCAATCGAAAGAACAAGAAAAGGAAATACAGGAAACAAAAGAATTGCCAAAAATGATGCCTACCGATGAGATATTCGGAGATCCAAACAACGAAGAATTAATACCATTTTAAAATGAAAACACAACAAGACATTTTTGGAGGCTTACCACAGCCAAAGACCAACACGGAAGAAATACTTCTAACATTAATCAACACCGGATCAGTTTCGATTATCGAGTTTCCGTGGCTTTCTGGATTTAGAACGCGTGTAAGCGAGTTAAACAGGTTAGGATTAAATCTAATTTCAGACAGAAGAAAATGTAAAAACAAATTCGGAAACACGTTTTCGTATGTGATACACCGATTGCCTATTGAAGAAGTCGGAAAAGCAAAGGAATTGTATTTAAAACTACCTTTTTAAAAAATAGAAATTATGAAATTATTATCAATGACAGATTTTGTTTTAGAGCAAAAAGAAACGCCCACTTTAGGAATGGAGCAATATGATTGGTGTATGAGTGAAATGGGATTACTTAACAATATTCGTAATTACGCCAAATTCATATCTCAGCCGATAACACTTTCAATGTTTGTTCCGGTGGATGAAATCGGGAGTATTTTGTATCAGCCCTGCGAGATTATAAATACTGATGAATGCAGGCATTGCGCTTGTAGAGAATATTTAAAAGCGAAAGACAAAGTTTTGTTTGAGGGCTTCTCAATTTGTAACAGGCTCGAATCAGTAAAATGCGTTGAAAACGGAGATTTACATTTTAGCTATGACAAGGCTATTGAATCGAACGAAACTGTTGAAACGCTAGTAAAATACAGGTTAGAACTTACAGACACCGCCAAAAAACAAATATTCGGATAATGAAAATCCTAGTAGCCAAAACAATAAACGGATTCTTAAAACCCGCTTATGATTCCGATCACGAGCAGTTTGGTAAAATGCCGTTAAACGAGGTTTTCGAAATCGAATATAAGAAAGTCCGAAACCCTAAATTTCATCGTAAATTCTTTGCTTTATTGAAGTTATGCTTTGAAAATCAGGATAGTTACCGTAACTTAGAAGACTTGCGCCACGATGTTACAATTGAAGCAGGGTTTTATACCGAAGTCGCGAATGTAATTACAGGCGAGATCAGGAAAAAACCAAACTCAATTTCCTTTTCGACTATGGATGATACCCAATTTGCAGAAGTTTACACATCCGTTCGTGATGTAATCGTAAGGTTTTTAGGAATTGAATGTGAAACCTTAGAAGAAGAACTACAACAATATTTTTAATTATGAAAAAAGAAAATAAAATACTTTGCTTAAAATATAAGATAAATGAGATTGAGGCAGATGTTGAGGTTCAGGAAATGATTTTGGAAGATTACAACGATGATTTAATTTTTGCAAGTGGTTTAACTACTGAAATAAATAAATCAAAAATCAGGATAAACAAATTAAAAGAAATGTTATTATCATTAGAAAATGATTAAGAAAAAGAAATGTTTCGGCCAAGGACTTGCAAAAGGTCACGGCTGCGGAAAGTTAACCAATGTTGAAAATCGTGTTTAGAATATTTTTTGTATATTTGTTTTATCGGAGTCGTCGCCGAGATAAAAAACATTACAAATTCCCACAGGATAAAAGACGACGACCTTTTTGAATGTGGGTTTTTACATTTATGAAAAATTTAATTTCTTTATCCGAGATTATTGGTAAAACGGGCAACTGGCAAGTATTAGAAGAGTTAGATAAAGTTAGAGTAAACGGCAGACTAATAAGAAAAGTTAGATGTAAATGTGTTTGCGGTAAAATTAAAGAAGTTCTTTTTACACATTTAAGGTTTGGGAAATCGACTTCTTGCGGATGTATTGTTTTGCATACTAAAACGCATGGACTTACGAAACACAAACTATATGGGGTTTGGTCGTCTATGAAGCAAAGATGTTATGATAAGAACAAGCCAAGGTATAAAGATTGGGGCGGAAGAGGTATAATTGTTAGCGAGAAGTGGAGAAATGACTTTATGGAGTTTTATAATTGGTGTATCGAAAACGGGTATGAAAAAGGACTGCAAATCGATAGAATAAACAATGATGGAAACTATGGCCCAGAAAATTGCCGTTTCGTTACTGCAAAAGTAAATAGTCAAAACAGAAGAAAAAGAAATGGAAGTAAAAGCTAAACCCTGCAAAGGCATAAATAAAGCATTTGGAGTTCTAGGATGTGGGACAAAGACACCGTTCAGAAAGCACGGTCTTTGCATGAAGTGTTACGCTGAGTTCATAACCGAAACGGACGCGGGTAAAATAATAATGCAAAAAGCGATTTTAAAGGTTCAGAAGCCACGAAAAGAACTAGAAGCATACGAACGTGAGCATAAAGATAAAAACGCCCTTAAGACAGCGCATATTAATACTCGGATGCAAGTTCATACCACCGTAAGGAAAAGGGATATCGGTATGCCGTGCATAAGTTGTGGCGCAAATTGGGATATATCTTTCCAAGCCGGGCATTTTTACAAATCGGAAACATTCACAACGCTTAAGTATCACTTGGATAATATTCATGGACAATGCCAAAAATGCAATTTATTTATGGATGGGAACTTTGACAACTATTCGCTAAGATTGCCAAACCGAATCGGACAGGAAAAATACAACGCACTTGTTGAATTAGCATCGATTGACAAACAGCAACAGAAAATCTGGACTATAGAAAGCCTAAAAGAAGTAAGAAAAAACCTAAAATCATAACACAATGACAAACCAAGAAAAAGACCTAAAAAACGCACGGGAGTATATCACTACACATCCTAATTACGACAAATACGCAGACGACCCTTTGAGGTTTTACGAAACATGGGATTTGGAACTATTTCTTTCTAAATATCCTGAATGGCTGGAGCAAAAAGGCGTGATACAATTCACATCAAACAGGCACCTTGTTGATGAAAATAACGGATTAGTAAAATGCAAACATTGCGATAGGTTGAATTGCAAAAATAACGACAGCTGCATTGAGTGTGGCGAACCTGATTACAAATGAATATAACAGATAAACTTACGATTACCAACGAGGACAACATGGCTCTTATGGCTCGTTATCCAGATAATTTCTATGACCTTGCGATTTGTGATCCGCCGTATGGGATTGGGGAAAGTTCAAATGAAAATAAAAGCCGGAGCAAATTAGGAAAATCAAAAGATTATGGTAATAAAAAATGGGATGATAATTCACCAAGTATAGAATATTTCATTGAATTAAAAAGAGTTTCCAAAAATCAGATTATTTGGGGCGCTAATCATTTTATACAAAAAATACCCAATGCAAATAGTTCTTGTTGGATTGTTTGGGACAAAGAAAATGGAAAAAATGATTTTGCAGATTGTGAGTTAGCCTACACATCTTTTAAAACTGCAGTTCGTATATTTAAATTTAGATGGCACGGAATGCTGCAGGGGGACATGAAGAATAAGCAAATCAGAATACACCCAACTGAAAAGCCTTATCAATTATATAAATTCTGTCTTGAAAAATATGCTGCTGCAGGACAAAAGATATTGGATACTCATTTAGGTTCGGGTTCAATCGCAATAGCTTGCCACGATTACGGATTTGAATTAACTGCATGCGAGTTGGACAAAGATTATTATGATGCAGCAGTTAAAAGAATCACAAACCACGTAGGGCAACAAAAACTATTTTTATGAAAGACAGAGCCGGATCAACCAACCAAATACCATCCAACGAAACGCCTTTCGAATACAACGGCAAACAAGTATACATTTCCGGCAGAGATCAAACGCATTGGATTTTAAGAGTAATCGGAAGTGATGAATTTTTAAGGGTAGTTAATTTGGAAAGAAAATAATTGTATATTTGCGGTATGGCCTACGATAAAGAAAAAATATTCTCAGACGCAAAGCAATTAATCGAAGATGAAAACTTATATTTCATCGAAGATATTGTTTCACTATTGCCACTAACAAAGCCTACATTCTACGAATTTTTCCAGGTTGATTCTAACGAACTTAACGAACTAAAAGGAATGTTAGATAAAAACCGTGTTTCTGCCAAATCTCAAATGCGTAAGAAGTGGAAAGATGCTGAAGCTCCAGCACTGCAAATTGCCTTAATGAAACTTATTTGCACCGATGAAGAAGCGCACAGGTTGAACGGATCTAAAACCGTAAACGAAAACATAAACCAAAATGTACCTGTTCTAAACAACGATCCGTTATCAGATGCAGACAACGACAGCACTACGTAAGATATCGGCGTTAAGAAAGCGGATTTGGGGCATACAGGGCGGACAGGGGGCAGGGAAAACAATTTCCATTTTAATAATCCTGATAAATCATGCTTCAGGGAATCCAAACAAAGAAATATACATAGCTTCTGACGAATTGTCAAAGATGCGGATTACCGTAATTAAAGACTTTGTTAAGGTAATGCAGTCATTTAACTTATTCAAGAAAGAATATTTTACTGACGGTACTCTTTACAGATTCCCTAACGGTAGTTTTATTAAGTTCCTAGGACTTGATAAAGTCGATATTGGTAAGGGATTGCGTTCGGACATTATGTTTGTGAATGAGGCAAATAAATCAAAATTCGACACTTATCGTGAACTAACTTCAAGAGCGAAAAGGGTAATTATTGACTTCAACCCGAACAAAAAGTTCTGGTTTCATACTGAAGTTGAAACACGAAACGATTGCGACTTTATTAAGTTAACCTACCTAGACAACGAATTTCTTTCAGATGAAGAGCGTGGAGAAATACTGCGTTACAAAGAAAAAGGTTTTGACGCAAACGGAGTTGTAATAAATCAGTATTGGGCGAACATGTGGAGGGTTTACGGTCTAGGGGAAGTTGGACAGGTAGAAGGGCGGATTTACAATTGGAAGCCTATACCTTACGATGAATATTTGAAAATTGACAAAACCAAATACTATGGTTCGGATTGGGGAATGGTTGACCCTTGGGCGGTAGGAGAAATAAAATACCATGACGGAAATCTTTATGTCCATGAATTGAATTATGCAAGCGAAAATGAAATCAGGCGTAACTTATCCCCTGCCGAATTGCATCAAATTAACGGAATTGATGAAGACGGTTTAGTCCCTTGGAAATTCAACAGATTAGGCGTTAGTAAAAACGCAGTTGTGGTTTGCGACAACAATAGGCCGAATAAAATTAAAGCATTAAGAAAGGCTGGATGGGAGTACGCTGTAGCTGTTGGTGGAAAAAGCAAGCTGTTAGACCGGATCGGAACACTGCAAGGAATGAATATATTTTACACCGATTGTAGTAAAAATATAGAGTACGAACAGGAAAACTTCTGTTACGCTAAAGACAAATTTGGAGTTATCCAAGAAGAGCCCGTAGACCAGGACAATCACCATATTGACGAAATTGCCTATGTTGTACAAAAATTATTCGATTTAGGCGTAATTAAAAATATTTGATTATATTTGCCATTAACTGATGTGAAGATGCATCATCCCGAATGTATGAGAGATCAATTCAATATTAATTTACCGCTCCCGGCTTCATTGTCGGCAGCGGTTTTTTACTTTGGTAAATAATGAATTGGTTTCAGAACACAATCGCCAGGACGTTCGGAATCCCTACGCTCGACGAGGTTGTGATGTACGTAAACGACCAGATTAACGGAAGCACTAATTTTCAAAGCGCAACCGATGATAAAAATAAGTTGGAACGCATATTTAGCAATCCGGCTTTATTGAAGGTGTTCTGTTTACAATGCGATATGTTCAGCTTAGGTAAAGTTTACGTTTACCAAAACGGTAAAGCCTTAAAAACAGATCCGTTCCTTGACATGATTAAGCAGCCAAACCCGTTCCAAAGGGAAGCTCAATTTAAATGGGATTTTATGTTTTGGAACATGATCGGCAATACCTACGTATATGCTGATTCTTATATCCCGGCAGTCGATAACAAGCTGTACATTTTGGAGAATCATAAAATGAAGTTCCCAACGGAAATGTTGACTTATCAGGATAAGATTGTGCTTTCTAAGTCAACAGAGGATGCGATAAACAATTTTGACATTGAATATCGCTATGCTGACGGAACGGCAACCAATTTGAATTGGAGGTACATTATCCACAACCCAGATTTAAGTAACGGGACGGGTAATTGGTTTGGCGGACAAAGCCGGATTGATGCGCTTTACAAAATCGTAAGCAACTCAGAAAGGGCAATTGAGGCAAAGAACGTCAATTTGCAATACTCCGCTAAGTTTTTAGTAGCAGGACAGGCAGACCCGGGGAATATCGATCAGCTTCCAATGGGCGAACAGGAAAAGCGGGACATTGAAACAAAAATGAATGGACGTAAGCGTGTTTATGCTATCAAAAGCATGATTGACATACAAAGGTTCGTTTCTGATATTGGAGCGTTGAAATTGGATGACAGTTACCTGGCAGACTATTTTACAATCGGATCGATGTACGGCATTCCAAAGGACGTTTTAGAAGCGTTTAACAGCGGAACGTATGAGAACCAAGAAAAGGCAAGAGGAGCGTTTGTTTCGTACTGTTTACAGCCAAAAGGCAACGGATGGTTTGAAAGCCTTGCTAGTTTCTTCGGGTACACCGATAAAACTGTTTTAATCGATTGGGAACATTTGCCGTTTATGCAGGTTTTCGCCAAAGAACGAGCCGAAACGGATAAAATAAAATCTGAAACGCTGCTTAATTACATGAAGGCTGGGGTTACAATGGATCAGATTAATGAAATGTTGGATTTGGAATTAAGAGAATTGAATTATGAAACAGCAAACAGAGTCGCAAGCACCCAACAGCAAAACACACAAGAAAGTCAAAAAGTCTGAAAAGACCGTATTTATACCTAAAGAAGATGAACAAGATAACAAAAAGCCTCAAAACAACCGTTAACGACGTAAACGAAAAAGGAATCGTTGTTATCGGAATTACCCAGTTTGACCAATATGACAGCGACAATGACCGTTTACTTACGGGTTCTTTATCAAAGACATGGACTGAAAGCAAACAGGTACACCTTATCGATCATCAAAAAGGTATGAGTACTTTTGTCGGCCTGCCGATTGCTAAAGATCCAAAGACCGGAATTGTGGAAAGTCAGTTGAATTTGAATAAACAAGTAGGTATTGACTTGTTGGCCGATTACAAGTTTAGCCAGGAACACGGTAGATCGTTACAGCACTCACACGGTTTTATGGCGGTATCTGGAAAGTACACAAAAAACGACAAAGGCGGCAGGGATTTTGCCGAGATCAAACAGTTTGAGTACAGCACATTATTGTTTGGGGCGGTAAGTAACACTCCGCTTCACGGTATAAAATCAGATACAGACGTAAACGAGTTAATCGAAACTCTGACACTGAAATTGTCTTTCGGAAACTATACCGAAGAATATGGCAAACTGTTGGAAACAAAATTACAAGAATTAAAATCAATGATATTAGAGCCGCAACAGCACTCTGAAGAAACAAAAGAGCCGCAGGAAAGCACTCAACAACTTAAAACTTTTTATTCACTATTAACATCTTAAAAAAAATGGATGAAGTAACAAAAGCGGCAGAGGAATTGAAAGGTCAGATCGAAGGATTCAAAAACGAACTTACCAAAGCAGCTACCAAAGAAGAATTTCAATCTTTAGAAGCAAAGATTGAAGAATTCGTAAAATCAAACAAGCCGGACGAAACATTGGCGGCTACTGTAAAAGAGCTAAAAGAACAGTTGGCTATTGTGAAAGAAAACACGCACACGTTTGAGGCGAAAGGTTTTGATTTGATGGAAACCATCGAAAAAGGACTGAAAGACTTTTTACCAAAAGTAAAAGAACACGCGAAAAACAATCCAGGTGAAAAAGCATGGGAGTTGGAGCTTGAAATTAAAGCACCAATCAATATGGCTACGACCGCGATCACAAACAACACGGCTACTCCGGTAAACTATGTTTATCAGCAAGTGACCGATTACATGGCAGACCCGAGAGCGCGTCAGTACATTTTGCCGTACCTTTCAAACGGTAACACAAACAAAGCGTCACTTCCTTACATGGACAAAATTCCAACTGAAGGAACAATGGCGATCACAGCAGAAGGCGCATTAAAACCGCTTATTTCTGTATCGTTTGTTTTGCGTTATTCTACCGCGAAGAAAATGGCCGGACGTACCAAAATATCCGAAGAAGCATTGGACGATTTACCGAATATCATGTCTATTATCCGTAACGAATTGGTTTACCAACACGATATTGCGGTACAGGCTGACGTATTTGTTTTCGCGTCTGCTTTTGCTCCGGCTTTTGTTGCAGGGGATTTAGCAGCTTCTACAGAGGCTCCAAATAACTACGATGTTATCCGTGCCGCTGCTTATGCAATTAAAATTGCCTCAAAAGGCATGTTCATTCCTAACGCTGCGGTTGTGCCAAGTGCTGACGTTTATGAAATGGGAGCCACGAAAGACCTTAACGGGAATTACGTACTGCCTCCTTTCGTATTGCCTGACGGTACACGTGTTGAAGGAATGGCAATCATCGAAGATCCTTACGGGGTTGTAGCTGCCGGAAACTTCATTGTTGGGGATTGGAAACAAATTCACCGTGACGTTTATAAATCGTTTACAGTTCGTATTGGACAGGGTATTGTTGGAAACGCAACAGCAGCCAACATTGTTTCTGATTTTGAATCGAACATGTACACGATCATCGGGGAAAGCCGTTACCACTTGTGGGGTTACGAAAATGCAAAAGTAGCATTTGTTGAAGGAACATTCGCTGCTGTTAAAACGGCAATCGAAGCGGCTTAATTTATTAATCTAAAAACCATATATCATGGCAGACGAAAAAGCAGTAACTACCAAAAGTGTAGTTTTGACAGACGATCAGAAAGAGGAAACAAACTCGGCTACTAAGAAAGCGCAAGCTGCTTACGAAGGTGATCATCACATGGATAAAGTCGAAGTGACTATTAACCAGAAAACCAAGTACTACAAAAAAGGGCAGAAAGACACGGTACATCCTACCGTTGCCTTGATTATGCAGGAAAAAGGGATTATCGACAAAGGGTGGGAGAAAAATGTAAAGAAATATAACGCTCCCAAAGTAGTAGACGGACAACTCGCAACTAACTAAAAATGCCATACTTAATAGACGACACTTTTTTTATTGGGAGTATTGAAGTTTCCAATCTCGATGAAGCAAATTCAAAGTCTTTAACGGCGTTGAATAGAATCATCGATGAAAAGTGTCGTTTGTTATTGTTGTCGGCTTTAAGTCTTGTAAACTTCCAGGAAATGGATAGTTTTCTGGTTAACGGAAAATTACCTGATGTTCCTGAATCGCCTGAAGTAGATCCGGTTCCTTTAAAGTGGCGTAATTTAATCACTGGTTGTAATTATACGGTGGACGGTGTTACAAAGCGATGGAAGGGATTGTATTTTACCGAAGGCACTTACAAAGGTTCTGTATTGGCGAATTACTGTTTTACTTTTTACCTGGAAGAAAACGTTTCTTATCAAAGTGGCGTTGGGGAAGTGAAAGCCGAGGCGAAAAACGCAAGAGGCGTGAACTCAACTCAGAAGTACACAACGGTTTGGAATGAGTTTTTAGAAATGTATCAGGGTTCGGACTGTTATCGAATGGTAGGCAATATCTACCACGTTGGGATTCCGCAGTATGACGGCTATTATTTAGGCTATTTCGGAAATAACAACAACGATGTTTCTTTGCTTCAATTCTTATCCGAAAACGCTACTGATTATCCGGACTGCGAATTGTGCGTTTACGACGTAAAAAATCAGTTAGGATTATGATAGTAGTTGAAACGCTTTTAAGGGAAATATTCAGCCAGATTCCAGATGTTGTTTATACGGATGTGAATCGGGGGGAAAACTCTTTAAAGGTTAATTTCAGCTGGGGAAGTGAAAAGGATTTGATTCTTTACTTAAAATCATTACAGGGGAATAAATACCCTTTGATTTGGCTAGTAAAAGGAAATCGTCAATCTGATTCATTATACACCGGGAAAACGAGCAAACGGATAAAGCTGATTATTGCCAAGAATTCAGAACACAAAACAAACATCAATCCCACGGTTTGGGACACGGAGTTTGTAGAAATGCTTAACCCTCTATATGATAAAGTGCTTAAATGCTTCGAGAGAAGCGGAGTAACTAAAATCGTAGACGGGTTATATGATACGGATCGTCGTGCTAACTATACTGAAGAAGCGCTGGAGGATAAAACTTACACAATCGATATTTGGAATGTGATCGTTTTTGAGGCAAATGTCAACTTCTACGAAAAGGCAAACGGCGAGCCTATGTGCATTCACACAATTAAATTCTAATCAAATGGAAAAAAATACACCGACTGCAAAAGAGCAGCCACAAGAAACACAGACCGAGGCAGCGCCAAAGGGACGTAATTTCAAAGTAACAAAAGAAATCTTAGTTGACGGCAAAAACTATCTGCCAGGTCATACTATTGCTTTGAATGAACAAAAACGAATTGATAGTTTAAAACAATCTAAACACATCAAGTAATGGACGAATTACAAGAATTATTGGACAGCTTAAATGTTGTTAATTGCGATGGCGGGGATATCTTCGGAACGGGCCAGGCAGGTTGTAAATTCGATTGGAGCCGAATTAAGACTTTGGAATTTTCAAAGATCGGCTTCAAGTACGAAGGGAAGTCGTTGGCTTATATTCAGGAGCAACAACAAAAAGGGAATTTAATCATTGCGCAAAATGTTGTTTCTTTCGTTGACGCTACTGCGGATCCGAATATCATCACTCGTGAAGGATCAGGATTAAAAGTTGTGGCCGGAGAAAACCCATACGAATACAACATCACCTTTGACAACGGCGTTAACTTCTGGAAAGCACTTCGCTCAATGAACAGCAACGGACAGTACGCTTTGGCTTTATATGATACTGAAGGGAACAAAATCTTCACTCAAACGAAATCAGGAGTTGTGCGCGGGTTTAACCTTGCGATGATGCAAACGGGTAAATACGTTGGAAAAGACGGTGTTAACGCTTCTGGTCAGGTTTTGACCTTGCAAATTGCTGACTTCAAGGACATGGATCGCCAAACGTGGATTACTGCCGATGAACTCGATTACTCGCCAAGTGATTTGGATGGTGTAAATGATGTTGAAATCACCTTAAATCCTGTTGTTGCCGGAGCCACTACATTGGTGTTTACGCCGCTATTGAAAGACAGAACGCATTTAGTCGAAGGCCTATTGCTTGCTGACTTTTTAGTTCAGAAAACAACTGCCGGAGTAACCACAACCGTAACACCAACCGGAACCGCCGTTTACAACAACGCCGACAAAACCGTGACGCTTACAATTGCCGCCGCAGTTGCTGGAAGCATTTACACTGTAAAATTGTGGGATGCCGCTTTGGGTGTGCCGATTATCGTAACTCCGAACTTCGGACTTGCGAAATCAAACGAAGCAAGCGCATTGGCTGCATAAAAAGAATTGGGTTAGTTTATCAAAGCCGCTGCATTTTGTGGCGGCTTTTTTAATATCTTTGAATTATGGGAACGATTCGGGATTTATTGGATAAAGCGAGGTTTGTTAGGGAAGGAATACCCGGAGAAGTTGCCGCTATTATCGACCGGAACAAAGACAAGATTCTGGATATTAACCGGGAAATGCAGTTGTTTGAAAAAGGAATAAATTCTGACGGTGAAATGCTAAAACCGTACGCTGCGAAAACCATAAAAATAAAACGCTCAAAGGGCGAAGTTTACAATAGGCGCACGTTGTTGGATACAGGGGATTTTTACAGGGGATTTGATTTACTAAACCGGAACAACACAATAACAATATTCTCCAGGGATTCAAAAAGCAGCGAATTGCAGGACGATAACGGGAGTAATATCTTCGGTATCACAAAAGAGAATCAGCCTTACTATAACTACGAAATAATCAAACCTGAATTGCAGGATTTCATAAATAAACACATCGGATAAATGGAGTACACAGGTAGAAAACCACAGCCGAAATTAAGTATAGAAGACGTATTTTTATCGATCGATGATATGATTTTGTACAATTTTGATATGTACAGGAAAACCAATGACAATAATTGGTTTTTGAAAACGTACACCGGAAAAGAAAAGAAATTGGATCATCATTTAATAAAACCGTTCGAGGAAAAAATTAATGATGAATATTACAAAGCAACCAACGACCAGGCTTTTCAAACATTTATCCAACGCCTTGCCAAAATCGACAATCTACAAACAAAATATACCGTTGTATCAGCTTTGGTTGAGCGTATGCGTTTAGGATTTGGTGCTTCTGTCGATCAGCAGCGAATTCGTTATATGATGGTGCAGCAGATTAAAGATTGGAAGTACAAAATGCCTTATCATAATTTTGCTACTCCCGCAGAGGATTTTGAACAGTTGAATAACGTAGCGGCTCAATTGCCTGGAATCAAAACCGCCATTGCGTTAATCAATGACGAACTTCAAAAAGAAGGCTCAAAACAAACATTGTCATTGTACAAACAATTGGTGATTATTTCGTCTGCTTTGCAGTTAGGATATGAAATAGACTCCAGGAAAATAACCGTGCGTAAATGGCTAGATTTAGGTGAGTTAATGCGTGAAAAAGCTAAAAAAAACTAAGCAATGGCAAATACAGTAGATACAACCATTGAAAAGAAAGCCTTAGACCAGGTTGACCAATTAATTACCAAATTAACAGCAGCGGACGAGGCTTTATTAAAAGTTTCTGCTTCTGCATTGGCGGCAAGTCGGAACATTACGAATATTAAAACGCCTGGTGATTTAAAAAGTAATGCGGTCAGTAATGCAAGCGTGGTTACCGAAACCAACAAACAGTCCGCTGCAATATCGACTCTAAACACCAAATTAGTTGCTCACGCAGCGCAACAGCGTCAAGTCATTAACAATGACAGGGATCAGTCTATTGCAAAACAGATATTAAGAGCTGAAACCGATCGTAATTTTAGGGCAAATACATTGTTGGGCGGTGCTTATGCAAAGGCATCGGCTCAGTTGTTAGTTTTGAAGAAAAATATCAAAGATACAGCTATTGCGTTTGGCGAAGAAAGCGTACAGGTCAAACGACTGGAAGCCGAATTTGCAGGATTGGACGGGCGTATCAGGGCGGCTGATAAAGTTGCAGGAGATTTTCAGAGAAATGTAGGTAATTATTCAAGCGGTATCGCAAAAGGTTTCGGAACTATATTTTCGAGCGTTAAACAATTAGCGTATATTTTGCCAGGCTTGGGTGTTGCTGGAATTATTGGATTTGCAATCGAGCCGATTATCGAATACATTTCTAAATTAGATTTGTTCAAAAAGACTTTAAACGGGGTTGCTGAGGCACAAAAAGCGTATAAAGATGCAGCTATCGAAGCGCAAAAATCAACTGTTGAAGAACTGAACTCTTTAAAAGCAAATTTAGAAATTGCCCGTGACGTAAATTTATCTTACAAAGAAAGGAATATCGCAGTCGATAATCTAATACAGCAATATCCGTTCTACTTTGAGAACCTAACCAGGGAGCAAATACTCGCAGGAGAAACGGCGGCAGCTGAAAAAGAACTTACCTTGGCGATTTTGGCCAGAGCCAGAGCAAACGCAATTGTGGCAAAAATAACCGAAAACGAAGCTAAGGTTATTGACTTGCAAACCGAAAAGATAAAACTTGAAAGAGAATTACAAGCTGCAATTATAAGCCGAAACGCAGCAACAGCCAACGCAAATAAAGCAGATTTACAAAGAGGTGAAGGAAATGCTTTTCGGGCAGTACAAGCTATTGGAAGTGTTGAGGAATTGCAGAAAAAAGTACTTAAGAACCAAAAAGAAATAAACCAGGCGAATGCTTTTAGCGAGCAGTTGACCAAACGCGCTTTAGTGGATCAAAAGGAAGCTATTGGATTGGATTATAAAGCCGAGAAAGCCAAAAAAGAAAAGTCCGAAAGAGCCAAACGTGATGATGTTCAGTTGGTGAATACATTGGAGCAAAACAAGTCCTTTTTGCAAGTATTGGAAGATCAAGTAAGAATATTTACAGAGGCGCAAAAGGAAGTTTCGGACACTTCACAAGAATATAAAAATTTCCAAAACGTTATTGACGGGTTAAGGCAATCTATAAGTTTAATAACAGATCCTGGTAAAGTTATAAAAGCAGACGTTTCCGGTTTGGCAAAAAGCCAAAAAGAGATTGAAGCTACAAACAAAAGTCTGGAGAAAATGAAAGAGATATTAAACTCTTTCACGGATCAGTTTTCAGAAGGTTTTTTCTCACAGGCAGGACTTCCAACCTTATTTAAAATATTGCGTGACGAAATAAAAGGTTTCGGTATTGATGCAGCTACAACGGCATTGGCTACAACCGAAGCGTTTCAGGAAATGTTTAATTTAATAAATTCGGCAAGCCAACAAAATTTCGATGCTGAATACCAAAGGTTAGAAAGCCAAAAAACTATCGCAATTGAATTCGCAGGCGAAAGTGATGCTGCAAAAGCACAGGTTGAAAGGGATGCTGAGCAAAGAAAAATTGCAATTCAGAAAAGAGAGTTAAAAGCGCAAAAAGAAATTGCCAAATTCAATATCATAATCGATACGGCACAGGCTGTAATATCCGCATTTGCTAATCCTGGCGGTGTTGCGGGTATTGCCTTAGCTGCTTTAGCAGTAGTAACCGGAGCCATACAATTAGCGGCGGTTAATGCTCAACAAATCCCTCAGTATTGGGAAGGTGGAATTCATACAGGTGGTAAAATGATGGTAAATGATGATCCTCACGGAAGAAAAGGCTCTAATTTCAGAGAGGTTGTAAGAACGCCTGACGGTAAAGTTTTTAAGCCACAAGGTAAAAACGTAATTATGAACGCTCCGGCAGGGACTGAGATTTTTCCTAATTATCAGAGTTGGGAAAATAATCTAAACTCAATGCTTTACGGTAACGGAATTGAGCCATTACAAGGTGTAATTTCTTACGAAAACAAAAAACAAGCGTCAATGGATACGGATCGTATTTTGTCCGGTTTGGGATATGTAGCGGAATCGATAAACAACAAACCCGTAGGCGGTATGGAAATTTCAGACGGTGAAATGAAATCTTACATTATCGTAAACAATAAAAAATTGTACAAAGCCAATTGCGCCGCAAGAAATATCAGACAAGTATTCAAATGAAAATATTCCACTTAAATTTTAAGAATGAAGAGCAACCAGGACGCATAAGGATCACCGAGCCGATGCAAGCCGATGCTGGAATGGTAATCACAAACGAGCGTGATGGTTACGGAATGAATATTTCATTTGCAAGCGAAACAACTGACATTAAATTTATTAGGGGGTTTTTCGATCCCGCAGAACAGGAACAGGTTTTGCCTGACGGTACTGTTGTTATGGAAATGACAATGGGTTTTGAATGGTTGGAATTGTATAGCAAGAAATACGGTTGGAACGCAGATATTGAGTTTGAAGTTGAGGAAGGTTCGACTTTTAAAACGGTTGGAGCGTTGGATTTTATAGGTGCTGAAATCAGCAAAGATGCTATTAAATGCAAAGTGGTGCAGAATACCGAAAGAGCAAAAATAAAACGCCGGGAAACAACACAAATAGATGTTTATTCGAATAAGGACATTTCCGGAAAGCCAATTGATCCGTTGCAACCGATTAAAATGCTTTTGAAAGCAAAACCCGTTACAGGCGTTAGTGTTTGGGAGCAAAGACAAAGTTATTTGTTATTGGCCGGGGGCAGTATTTATTTCAATTTGGCAACTTATTTAACGACAGTCGGCATTGAGGACTCACTAGTTCCTTTTGAGGCGTTGGGCGGCTTTGGTGACGCGCAAGCTGCTGGCCGACAATTCAAATATATTCGGGCGCAAACCAACCTAACAAATGTAAAAATACATTTCGATTTAGATATTGATTTCTTTTACAGGGTTTCTTTTCCTGCTTCAACGGATCAATCAGAGTGCTTTATCAGGGTATATGCCCTTTGCTCTTTAGATCCTTATGAACTTACGCCAGACAGCGCAATTTGGAACCAGGAAATATACAAAAAGTCATTGTACGGGCGCACAAACCAGAATTTCCACTTACCTGAAACTTTGGACGCTGATTTACCGGATTGTCCAAAGGATTATTGCATTTCGATTATTTGGGCGTTATCATGGGATACTGAGCATTTAGGGGAGACAGATAGCAGCGGTTACAATTTCGGAGAGTTCCTAACTGTGCTTTTAAGCAGCGGCGTTTCGGTAATATTTCAGGACGTTTCAAACGGTACTACATTAAACACCCGCACGAGTTGGTCAGTTCAAAAGTCTACATTCCAAATCACAGCAACACAAACCGCATTTGACAGCGTTATTTCAGGCGTTCGATATGGCGACTTGTTCAAACAGGCGGTTAAATCAATAAATGGTCAAACCGTTTCGATTCCTGAATTTGAACCAGGAGGTAGATATTACGACCAAATTGCCTTCAATGGTTACGGGATTCGTCAATTCACGGATAAACCTTTTTTGATTGACTTCAAAAAGATTTATGATGATTTGAAAGAGGTTAATTTCTGGTATCAATTGGCGAATTCAGGCGTAAAAATTCAGCATTACGATGATTTTTTCAGGAGTTACGATATGGGCGGATTTCTGCAAGCATATCCGGTCGATTTTACCGAAATTAAGGATGATGAATATGCGGTAAACACCTTCGAGTTTGGATATTCCACTTATGAGCAAGGCGACAATGAAAGGAATACAACCGATGCGATACATACCGACCAACAAAAGTCATTACCGAGCGACAAGGTACCGAATACAAAGCAGATTGAGTTAAATATAATTCGCGATCCGTTTGCCGGAGAAAAAGCACGTCGGGACGGAGTTAATACCAAAAACACCACTTCATTAGAAAATGATACTAAGATATTCGTTTATGACATTGTGCCTTTACCCCCAGGTACATACAGAAAGTACGGACTTAATTTATTAGCCAGAAAAAGCAACGGACGCCTGGAACTGCTTAACACATCAACTGATTCAAACAGCACATCTTTCGGATGGGATACAATAGGCGTAACGGTTGGGGGTAATTTTGAAATATTCTCAAATGCGGCGAATGGAGGGTTGTTTCAAATTATTTCAATTACACCTACTACGTTGGTTTTGCAGCCGACAAGTCCCGTTTCAATAGTTGATTATGAAGGATATGTAGTTTTCGGATTCACCATTACCGGAGTTTCATTCATGAACAGAACCGACGAAGAAATGATAGTTGAGAATATCCAAAACGGGGATAACTTCGGAAACTTGCTTCATTCGCCACGCAGAAATATCATAGAGTGGGAAAGTTGGTTAGCTGCTGCCGCAATGTACGATCCGACCGGAATCATTCGCACGACATCATTTAAAAACAACGGACTTGCAAGGACTAAATTCAGGAACGAACGTTTTTATCAGGAAAATGAAGAAATCCCTGTTTCATCATTGAAAACAGCCGTTTTAAGACCTGAATTAATAAATACTACGGTATCGGCTACTTTACAAGAGGTTGTCGAGTTGGAACGCTTACAAGAAACCGAATTCGGGTTTATCCGGGTTCAAACACTAAACGGAACTGAGAAAATATTTATTAAGAAGTCCGAGTACAATATACGGGGCGGTTTCTTAAAAATAACAGGTTGGCGTAAAAATGAACCTGATTTTATTGCTATTGAAAGATCTGGTGAATTTGTGTTGATTAACGGAACGCCTTACGGTGAATTTAGATTTAATGTATCAGAATACGGATTAGTTTCGTTATTCGATGTAAAAAATATCTTACTTAATAAGCCACAACCCTACCAAAAAGTAACAATAAACGGAAACACCTATACAAATGTTGTTGATTTTGTTGCGGCATTGGAAAATGTTTAGTAATATTGTCTACTGAAATATAACAAGCGGAATATTAGAGGGATTCCAATTGTACGATATACAGAGTTGAATTAATAGTTTAACTTCTGAAACCGTGACCCGACGAACCTCTAATTTGTCGGGTTTTCGCGTTTTATAAATAATTAGGATTATGGAAAACACAGTTACAATTTCTTTAAAAGAATACAACTTACTATTAGAAGAAAACAAAGCGTTAAAAAATGGGTTTTTAATTCATGTAAATATACGCAATGGTTTTTGTGAGTATTTCAAAAAAGAACAAGCAATAGGTATTTTATCAGATGAAATATCTGTATTAAAAACTAAATTAAAAGAAGCAACTAAGCCTAATTTATTGCAAAGGATTTTTAATTCTATAGGATATTAAAAACTAAAAAAAATAACATTATGAAACACATTTTCAAAATCGGTGATGGAATGACCATCGAAAACAGTACGGCAGAGGAAAGGAAAGAGATTATGAAACTAATATTCGAAAAAGGATATCCAACAATTCGAAACGAATTTGATTATATTGATTTCGAGTTTAGTGACTGTGTTCTTTTTATGGAAAACGGCTTTGGAACGTCAAAAAAAGTCACCACCCCACTAACCTACGCACAAATGAAAGCGTTAATCCTCGGTGAGAAATGGAACTTCAAATACGTTGTTGCCGCCGTTCGTGACGGGTCGCATCAAATTGAAAAGGATTGTTGTAATCCTGTACTTATAAACGAAATATATTCTGATATTTTAGGCAGAAACCCCAATAGTGAGGTTTTACGTTTTTCTAAAATGGAAGGAATATCGCTTCATTCAAGAGTATGGAATTTCGAAAACCTCCCAATCATCAAACTATCCGAGATAATGCCTAAAGAGGAATCAGACATTCCAACCGATGAACGTTTAGATAAACTTCATAAATTGTTTTGCGATACATTGAAGCTAAGCGACAAAATAGCTAAAAACATCGATCAGTCAAACAAATTGAAGTCAAAGCAGCAGGAGTTAATCGAGCGTCAAAAAGAATTGATTTCGCAAAGGGATTGTATTGGGCGGGATATTCCGGTTGAAGAAAAGCCTGTTGAGTTGGAGGTTGAAAGATGGTATAAGGGATCAGGACAATTTGAAAAAATGCTGATTTATGTCAGACAAAAAATAGCTTACTGTAATGAAACTAATCATTACGCTTATGGATTCAACGGATTGGGAGAATGGATGAATGAAATGAGCCAACTTTGGAGCATCGAGCAATATGGATTTAAACCAGCCACAACCTCAGAGATTACCGAAGCCTTAAAAAACGAGGCGATTAAAAAAGGTTACAAAAAAGGCGTTACTATAAAATACGATGGTCATTTAGGCGAAATTAAAGGCGATATTTATTACGCTGAAGGAGTAAATTGTTTAGCGGTAGAAACTTATGAAAACACAAGGAATAATGAATTCTTTCCTTTGTTGGAAAAGGGCGTATGGACTGAAATTATCCCAACCCTAACCCGAAAAAAAAGAAGCCGAAGAAAAATTAGGATTTAAAGTTCTTGATTTCGGAACAAAAAACAATCAGCGTTCAGGATGCTGAGAAAATGTTAAACATAAAAATTGTAGATTGATATGGAAAAGTTAACAATTATTGAACTTATTATTGTTTTTGCTTTAGGAAAATTGTTGAGTCAATTTATGATATTTTTATTTCATGGATTCCTTACGCTTATTCAAATGAGTATAGATCCGAAAACAAAAATGAAAGACTTGCGTTACAAACACACACCTCCGGCACCTGAAAGAAAAGCTAAGCCTCAAATAGACACTTCGACATACATAGAACGTTTTTGAGAATACATTTTTAATACCACTTTTAAATCCTTGCTGTAATGGTAAGGATTTTTTATTTATATTTGCCTTATGACAATTGACAACGCACTTTTACGCTTTAAACCAACACTTGAAGAGGCTAAAAAATTAGGCGATAGTAAAGTTGCCAACGTGTTTGATTGGTCATTTTTATGTGTTTCCCCCGTTGAGGAATACTTGCAAATATCAAACTTCAATACCGATGTTAATTTCGGTGGGGATTACAAAGCCGAATTAGTCGATTGCTGCGACCGTGTTTTAAAAGACATCACGAATAACGTTTTTATTTATCAGGGATCAAACTCGGAATCAGGATATAAGAATATAGCTGTTGAACTTGCTTACATTGGCGACTTTTACCCGCATTGGGGGCGTAAATGCTATTTAAAAATATCACATTGGGCGGGTGGTTTCCCTGTTAGCGACTTGGTTATTTACAGCAATCCGTTTCACGTTGCTTATGACCTGAAACAAGTATTGCGCATGGATTACCGAGGTTATGGAATGAACAACGGTATTGATTACACGAACTTCAATTTTATGCAGTCGTTTGGACTTAAAGGCTGGTTTAATAAATTTACAGATGAAACAGAAACCGAAAAGTATTTACAAGAGTCCGGCAATACAGTTTCCAGCAACGCAACGGTATCGTTGTTGGCGGAATATAGTTTTGAACACGTTTCAGCGCACGCCCAAAAAGCACTTGCCAGGTGGATCAGATCGCCAAGATTCTATTTAAACGGCGTTCGTCACACGGCCAACCAATTATCACTTGGCGAACGTGAAGGAAACAGCAACTTTTACGAAGGTAAGTTTTCAGGTTATTCCAACGAATCGGACATTTACACGCCAACACTACAAATCGCGCCGCTTTTATCATTCACGCCTATTTATCCGGTCGGGGTTTATACATTAGCCGGACTGCTGCCACAAATTCAGGGACAATTCAATTACCCAATTACTTTGGGTTTTGGTAATTTGTACGTTAGAAAAGTTTCTGACGATTCAATTGTAAACACTTTCACGCAAGCCGATATTGTTGTAACAGACAATTCCTTTGAAATAAATCAAGCTGCTGCCGATGAAAATGGCGAATATTATATTACTTTTGATGAAAGTTTGTTTTTATTTCCATTCGGGCAAAGCGAATATGTTGTTGATTGGAAGTTTAAAATAAGCGCAGGAGATTGGTTAAATACAGATTGGAATAACAGCGATTTCTTTACAAATTAAGATATGGGAAAAAAAGCAACATTAGTTACAAAAATAGCCGGACTTACTGATGGCGGTTTAAATACCGCTGCCGAAGTTCGGGCATTACTTACGGAATTTTTAGATGATGTTTTTACGACACCTGTTTTTGACAACCTTACAACACAAACAAATATTGTGACCACGGCATTGCCTGGAGGTACTTCGGGAACTCTAACGGCAAACATTTGCTTCAGACAAATTGGGGGACAAATACGGATTGACCTTATCATAAATAACGCAACCAGTTCGGCTCTTAATGGATTCAATTTGTTTTCATTCAAACCGGATGCGGGCGGCTACATAAACAACTTTATGCCTAGCGATATTGAAGATCCTGCAACGGGACTTCCTAAAATCAGCACGCAAAGAGGATTCAACGGAACTTCGACAATAGCACAATTCGCAATTGGATGGATTTCAGGCACACCTGTTTTGAAATGCTACGGACAATTACCTTTTGGAATCACAACCCTAGACATGATTTACGACCAAAAACAATAAAATGATAAATTACATTATGGCAATTATACTAGCTACTTTCAATCCTACAATACGCCCTGATTTCAGCAGGAATTTGCTTCCCTATGCTTCGACTTTCAACGAAACGCAAGCTTGGAATGTTTCAGGCGTTGGTGTAACTCCGGGAACAGTTGTAAATGATGCAACACATCACAGATACGGAACAAAGGCTTTGCGTATTAACAGCACGGCAGACACGACTTTGTATTTTGATTTGGCAGATGCTTTAAACTTTACCGCTGAGCAAACAGGAATGTATGTTGTTTCATTTGAAACGTATCACGAGGATTTGTTAGGCGATGACCCGAATTTAACCGCCGAGTTCTACATTAACGGCATTAATCCTGTTCAAATACAAGCAGATTTAATACAAGGATCGGAAAGTGAGAATGTATGGCAGCGTTTTTCTCAGGTAATTAATTTAACCGCTGGGGATGTCATTTCGTTTAAAGGCACATTCACGAGTGGGTCGGCAGATAGCACATTTTGGCTAGACGGCTTAAAAGTCGAGGCAGATCCGAATAAAACAGGATTTCCAAGTGTATATGCTGAACCTGAATTGTTAGGAAAATTGGTGGCACTAACTTTTGGAACGGTAGCGGCCGGAGCAAGCACAACGCAAGTTGTAGCAATGCCTGAAGCACAGGACGGAAACATTGTTCATTACGGTGTTAGAAATGCAATTATGATATTGGGCGGTCATTGGGGCAAGGCTTGGGTAAATACAGCCGGATTTGTAACAATTCCGTTTAAAAACGATACGGGTTCATCAATTAACCTAACGCCAGCTAACTTTTTGATTAAAATAGAGAAGTAATGGCAAGATTCGTAAGGATAGAGGAAAGTTTACCGGGAATTTGGAATTTCTTCGATGCAGATATTCCCTTACCTTACCATATATCTAAGTTTTTCTTTGATTTAGATATGGGGTTGTTTCAAGCAAAAGAGGGTAGAGGAGGCTCAGGAGCAAAACGACCTCAATATCCTTGGCAAAACATTTCAGTAAAACTTTACGGACAACCTTTAGTTTCTAGTTTCGCCAACGCAGACGCTTTGAAGTATTATTTAAAGCAAAATAACTTCCCTGGTTATTTTGATGAAATAAGCGGAGTTCCAGAAGCGCCTAAAGACGGAAAACTATACGGCAGAAAAAACGGCGAATGGATTGAAGTTACAGGCGGCGGCGGTTCGTCAACTGCGTGGTATTACGAAGAAGTTTATCCAGGCGGTACAATAACGGTTCCTGATGGATTAAAAATTATGAGTTGCTACATTGAACAGGGTTCACATATTTATCCGTCACAACGCTCAATAGTAGGCACAACGCTAACAATAACCGGATCTGATTTAGAAGTGGATATGAAACTAACAATTGAAGGATTTTATTAAGATGAAAAAATATTTATTGCTATTATTGGCTGTTTCGGGATTTGCTCAAACACCATTTTCAGGCGGGATTAAAACGAGTAGGATTGACGGTTATGTGAATCAGGACATTTCCATAAATTCCACAACAGGCGGTTTGCTTATTCCGAGAATGACAACCACTCAAAAGAATGCGATTGTAAGTCCGACAATGTTTACGCAAGTGATTGATGTTACATTGGGTAAACATCAGTATTACAATGGCTCTGTTTGGGTAGATAGCTTTGGTGGCGGTTCTCAAAACATCAAGCAAACCCTAGACAACGGCAACACAGCTTTAGGTGTTGGAATGGAACTTATTGAAGACGGTACTGATCCTTTTAATCCGATTGGTGGGTATATTAAACTTACCGATCAATTTGGGAATTATACTAACATTCAAGGCGGAGGTATTGGAACCCAGGAGTTAGGTACTTTTAAAAACACCGCATATTCATTTAACGGGATTACACATACTGAAGAATTTGGAGCAACAAATATTTTATTTGAAACGCCTACCGATTACACAGGAACTTGGGTTTTTCCAAATTTGGCTGCGGGTACTGACAGGGTTGCGGGTGAACAATGGGTAATTGACCAGGGATATTCAACAGGCGGTGGTGCAACAAACTTATCATACACTCCAAGTCCAACTGATGGAACCGTAAACTCAGACACGGGAACAGATGCAACAATTCCATTAACGGACGGCACTAATGCGGGGTTGTTTTCTCCGGCAGAAAAAACCAAGCTAAGTAATCAATCCGGAACCAACACAGGCGACAATACGCCAAATTCAACATCGCAACCGCTTGATTCGGATTTAACGGCTATCGCAGCACTTACAACCGATTCATTTGGGCGTGGCGTATTAACTCAAACGAGTGCGGCTAACGTACGAACTTATATTGGAGCCGGAACAGGCAATGGAACGGTTACAAATGTCACAGGTGTATCAGGAGAAACAACCGTGGCAAGTGGAACTACAACACCTGTAATCGGAATTGCATCGGCTTACACGACTGCGAGGGATGCGGTGGCTAATGGAAAAGTAACCCAGACAATTACAAATGGAGTAACCGCAACGGCTCCAAGTGAAGATGCTGTATTTGATGCATTGGCTTTAAAAGCGAATTTAGCATCACCAACATTTACAGGAACCGTTACTATACCAAGTGCCGGACTTTCTATTACAGGAAGTTCAGGAAATACTTATTTCTTAAGGGCAGACGGAACTCAGTCGGGATTGCCAATAAGTAATACTATACAAGGGAATGCTATCGGTACAGATAACGGTGTAAATGCGATCATTACTAACGTGATGTCTAACAGACAGGGGTTTTGGAATTTGCAGAAGCAAGTTTCATTCCTGCAAATGCTAAACGTTGTTCAATCGGTTTCAACATACGCATTACCTGTTACAAATAACCAGGTTTACGTAACCCATACAGGGACAACTGCTACTTACACATTCCCAACACTAGCAAACGGAACGGCAATTCAGTACACTATAATAAATATGGGTTCGGGTAGCGTAACATTAAATTCTAACGCCGGAGGTTCAGATATTTATGATAGCGGAACATCGTCGGCAAGCGTTACCGTATTGGCGGGGCAAACCGCTGTAATTTACGGTAACGGAACCAAATTTGTTATTTTGTAATTATTAACCTTTAAATATTTTTGCGCATGATTAAAAAACTACTCTTTATTTTTATCGGCTTTACATTACAGGCTCAGACCTCTACAAAGCCCTTGCCCTCTTTGGCAATTCCACAATCTGTAAGTCCTAATAATTTTGTCTTTGTTGATGGAAACAATGGGGGATTATGGGGAACTGCACTACCTGGATCTATCGCTTGGTTACCTAGTAACATTACAGGATTCGATACCGCTGCCAGAAATGCAATCACACTAACCACAACCGGATCAGGTGTTGCAACCTATGTTGGCGGGGTTTTGAATGTTCCAACGCCTTTAGCTTCGTTTGCAAAAGGATTTTCAAACAATGTGTCCAGATCATTGAATTCAAACTTTACCGTTTCTACAACAAGGGACGCTCAACTTACTTATTCTGTAAATTTGAGTTGTACAAACCCTTTATTAGCCGGAAGTTCTTCTGCAAATGCTTTTTTGGAATATTCCACAGATTCGGGGACTACATGGATAACGGTTTCTGATGTTTCAAACGCTTCTAGCGTGGCTTTGGCTGTAACTATTGCGCTTACCCAACCAAGCAAGTATATTTTGTCGGGATTGATCCCTGCAAATGCACTAGTCAGGATCAGAAGCACTACAACAGGGACGGCAACTGTAACTTATGGCAGAGGTCAAGAGGTTTTGCTTTAGAAAAATACTTATATTTGTCAAGTGAGAAAAAAGATACTTGTTTTCGTTGCCTTGTTTGGATTCCTATTGATTGCTAAAGGCGCAATGGGATTGTCTTCTGTTGAGGAAATCGTAATGAAATCTGACGCACAAGGCAACATATATATTAAGTATCAAACGGTTTCTTATCCCATACCTGATGTAAAGGCGTATGACGGCAAAGACAGCGTTAAAATAATCCATAATGACCGAACGGGATGCCTGATCAAAGGCAAGCCAAATTCACAATTTAAAATCAGATTTATAACCAATTAATTTTTATATACAAATGGACATAGTTATCATCAGGACGAAAGCACCTAAATCACCAGCAGAAGCACAGGAGTTATTAGATATGGTTTTGGCAGAAGAAGCAGCCGGAAATCTGGTGCAGACCGTTGATTGGGCAAGAGCCGGAATCCATCCAAGACCAACAAGACCGACATCTTAAATGAGCGTTTTGCACAAACATATTATAGCCATATTCCTTTGGATTGTGGCTATTTTGTATTTAGATCACTTTGGGTATTACTATTACTTTTCAGGTCTTGTTTACGGGGTAGAATGGCTTTATTTGCTTGCGTGGATTGCTGTTAAGTATGACGGTCAAAAAAAGAATGTAATTGTTTCGGCTGCCCTTGGATCGTTATTCGCATTTAATGTGTTTTCAATCTCACAGGCTGTATTTTGCAGCGTGATTTATATGCAAAGATTGGGTTATTGCCTTTACGGTACTGAAAATATAATCGACCAAACACAAGCGGAATGGCTTTGCTTTCATTACTTTATATCGGGGTTGTTTGCAATGTTCGTATTTTTTTATTTTATAATTAATTGGGAAAAGTGGTTAGAAGTGTGAAATAATGTTTATGTTTGCGTACTGTTTTATCGGCTCGAAACGTCTAACAGTCAATTATCAAACTATTTAATTTGATAGGGAAAACCCGTAGCATTCGAGTGTTGCGGGTTTTTTCGGTTTAATACTTTCCCTGAAATGGAAAATAACAAAAAACTATTCAAAGCAATGATACGTGTTGTAAAATCTATTGCTTCAAAAGATGAATATTATGCTGGAGGATTTGATACTGTTGAAATTATTAGGGAGCCACTTATTGAAGCCAAAGATAATGCAGAAGTAAAATCTATTTTGCTTGAGCGTTACCCACAGTTTTTTCCGAACGGTAAAGTGTATTCAAAGGAAACAAAAGATCAAGCACAATTCTTTTATGTACTTGTGTATCCTCTTTATGATTACGAAAAGCAACAAATTGATAAAGGGGAATGGAAATGTGCCTCGTGTGGTCACGTCCACGCTAACACCTACGTAAACCGTCCGAGATTTAACGAAAGAATGTTTGGTCTGGATGTATTGTTTTGCAAAAGCGATGATGACTATTGTATGAAGGAATTTATAAAGTCAAAAAATGACGGTATAGAAATTCCAGACGACATGAATTACGTAAAAACTGATTCTCCAAATTACATTTACAAATGCACAGAAAAATCAACAAACAAATGCTATATTGGTAAAACCCGAAACGCACCTTTCTTTCGGTGGTGGAATCATTTACAGCATTCCGTAAGTCCATTCGGAATTTATTTACGACAAACAAAATTAAGCGATTGGTCTTTTGAGGTATTGGATGTTTTACCGAGCAACATCCCAGATTCAGAAGTTTTTAAAATCGAATCAACATATATTCAAAAGTTTAACAGTATCAATGACGGTTTTAACTCATTAATAAGTAATAAATCTGTAAAAGAAGAAAGCGTAAATTTATTTTCTGACATAATCCCGTCCTAACAGTCGGGATTTTTTATTTACATTTGATGATTAATTAAATACTTGGAAATATGAAGGTTATATTTTTGGACATTGACGGCGTTTTAAATGTACCCTCTAAAAACCGTGACGAATTTGGTCAAATATTTACAGAAAGATTTGTAAATAACCTAAGCTTTATAATTGCTTGTACTAAGGCTAAAATTGTAATCAGCAGTACTTGGAGATATAGAGGCGACCAGTTTTTAATAGACTTATGGAAAAACAGGGGACTACCTGGAGAAATAATAGGCAGAACAATTGGTTATTTTAATCCTGAATATTATGAATTATTCGGAGAAAAAGAAGTCGTTAGAGGTGAAGAAATTAAACATTGGTTAGAGAATAACTCTAATATAGAATCATATGTTATTTTAGATGATGATTCAGATATGTTGCCAGAGCAAAAGTATAATTTTGTCCAAACATCAAACAATATAAATCATAATGATTGCGCTGATATAGGCTACGGACTTACTAAGATATGCGCGGAAAAAGCAATACGAATATTAAATAAATAATTAACCAATGAAAAAACTAATTATCCTCCTACTTTTCCCAATCCTTACTTTCGCCCAATGGACAAAACAACAATCCAAAGCAGGCGAACCGAGTTACGGACTTAATATACCAGCGTTCACAAAACAACTGAACGCTAAAAAAGCAACCGTTCCCGACGCATCCGGAAATTTATCGCAGTACGCACTTATTGAAGACTTCAACTTTGCTGATGATAAGATTGCAAAGAAATACGGACTTCGGAGTTTTCACGGATTTGACAAAGACGGGCGTTCGATTAGCATTGCAGTTTCAAAAGAAGGCGTTGAGGCAACAATTACGGATTCCCTACAAACGTTTGTACAGCCAACAGGCAATGGTTATAAGATAGGGCGGGTTGAAAGCAAAAGGCAGTTTTCCTGCGATGTTGAGGAAAGGCGGGTTATATCTGATTTAACTGATCGGGCAAATAATCGGTTTACAGATTGGGATCCGAATAACTTTAAGGAAAACATGAGTAAAGTTGCAGCTGTTAGAGGTGATATAACCGTTGTCAGAATGGCAATCGCTATCAATTTTGAAGGCATGAAGCAAATCGGCTTAACACAGGCGAAAGGACTTGCGTATTTAAATACATTAATGACCGTCGTAAACAAGCAATTAAGAGCCAATAACGGTGTAATTGGTCAATTGGTAGTCGGAAATGAAAAGCTGCTTTGTATGAACTCTGACGACCCGTTTACAACACAAGACAAATGGATAGGACAAAGCCAGGTATTTATTGACAAAGTGATCGGTTCTGGAAACTATGACCTCGGACACGTTTTGACTATTGGAGTTGGCGGCAATGCTGGCGGTATCGGAACGGTTACAAATCCAACTTTGAAGGGTTCCGCTTATTCTGCAACACCAAATATGAACGACCCATATTTCTTTACCGATGTTGTTGTTCATGAAATTGGTCACCAATTGGGCGCAACCCACACTTTCAGTTACAAAGGTGTTGGCGTGGCAAATATGGAATCTGGCAGCGGATGCACGGCTATGAGTTACGCAGGAATTGCCGGAGCAAATTATAATTTACAGGCACATTCCTATCCGTTTTTTCACGGTCGATCGATTGACCAAATTGCCCAGACTTTAGCATCAAAAACATCTTTAGGCAGCATCAATACAGGTAATCGCAACCCGATTATCACAAGCTCTATTGATAGAGTCGTTGAATTCGATACGCCATTTTCATTGTCGGCAATCGCTACTGATCCGGATGGTGACGAATTATATTACCAATGGGACGAAATAGATCCAACGGTAATAGCTAATACAATCCCGAAGTCTACAAACTTTTCCGGATCAATGTTCGCAAGCGTGTTGCCTTCAAAACTGAATTACCGGAACTTTTATTTGCGTGACAAATGGAACGTTTACCCAACAATTTCACGGGTCTGTAATTTCATGCTTACAGTAACGGACGGCAAAGGCGGTAGGGCGCAACAAAAAGTAAAAGTTACATTTGTGCCGCCAATTCCAAAAGTAAGCAATGCACCGATTTTATCATACGTTCCCGGTTCTCTTACAAAAACATCAGTTAAATTACAATGGAGCATCCCCGTTAATTTTTCAACGATCGGATATAGTTTGTACAAAAATCCTGATGTTGACGATAACTCACTCAAAGGCAATGAAAAAGAAAACTATCAGGCGAGTACTACAAACACATTCATAACCGTAACATTCAATGCGGCCGATAAACTCAAAGGCAGCGCTATATACGTTGTGAAAGGCAAAAATTCAGACGGTTGGCGAACTGAAAAAAGTAATAGTTTGTTGGTTGAGATTCCGAAATAAGTTGTATGTTTGCGATACGTTAAAGACGGCTACCTTAAACGTAAAAATTAAACTAACAATTTAATTGGATAAAAGTCCCTTCATGTAGCCGTGTTGGGACTTTTTCTATTTAATGAATATTATGGAAAATAATTTAGAAAACAAGGCAAGGTTTTTTGCGCAGTATTTTGGACAAGAAATAAGAGTTTGGAAAGAACTTCCTGAAAATTTATGCAATGTAGGTTATGCGTCTTTAAGCGAAGAGGCTGTAAAAGATTCTAAACTTATATTAAAAAGCTTAACAGACACTTCTAATGAACACGCTATTGAAGTAGCTAAAATGGTATTCCCTGGTTTAAAATGGGAGCCTGTTAAAGATAAGAACTATAAATTAGAAAACAAAAAAGAGGGTAGAGTTTTATATTTAGGTACCGATGACAGTCCGGTAAGATTTGGAAGAATAGATGCGGGTTGGTTTTGTAACAACGAAATTTCTGTTCACTTAATGCATTTTAAAATCGTGGACTTCCTACGCTCAAAAGGCTACTTACTTCCATTCAATGGACTGTCAACAGAAGAAATTATTGAACGAGGATGGGCAAAAATTAAATCTTAAAATAAAAAAATATTATGCCGATCGACTACAAAAAATATCCACCAAACTGGAAAACTGAAATCCGGCCAAGAATCTTGGAGCGTGCAAAAAATAGATGTGAGTGCTGCGGACTGAAAAATTACTCAGTTGTAAATTCATTCAAGAGAAACGGAATAACCTTATGGAAAGATTCAACATTTTCAGATTGGATAAAAACTGATTCGCCTAAACAGGTTAGAGTGATTATCACAATTGCGCACTTAGATCACGACGAAACAAATCAAGACGTTTCAGACGATCGACTTAAAGCAATGTGTCAACTATGTCATTTGCGTTATGATGCAAAAGAAAAAGAAAAACGCAGGACTCTTAAATAATTTTCCCTACATTTACACTTTCATAATAAATATTTTTAACCTCGCTGTAAAAAGTGAGGTTTTTTTTCTTATGTTTGGTATCTAAACGTTTAACTAAATTTAAATACAATGAAAAAATTACTATTTGCATTCTCGCTATTACTTGCAATGTCCTTTTCGGTAAGCACCGCTTTCACGGAAAAATCAATTGCGACTTACAACGGTTCGGAATTACACGCCCAGTCGAGTAACGCACCCTAAGGCTATACTTCGTGATCATTCTTTTTCCGTGACGAAAGTCCTTGAAAAAAACGAAACGGAATTAAAAACAACTAACCCTTACAAATGCGGGTTGGTTACTCAAAAACGATTGCCTTTGGTTGGTCTTTAAAACTTATCGGGGCAGATATATTCAAAAATCCTTACTTTTAACCGAGTAAGGATTTTTTCATTACATTTACAATCTAAACACTTTACTTATGAAAACAATTTTTAAATATCCACTTACAGGCGCTTTCAAACAAACCATTAAAATGCCAGAGGGAGCAGAAATTTTGTGTGCTCAGTTGCAAAATGGAGTTCCGACACTTTGGGCAAAAGTCAATGATTCAAACGAACTAAAAGACCGTGTTATTGAGGTTTACGGAACGGGCGTTGAAGTAAACGAATACGATTTGGTTTATATCGGAACTGTTCAGGATTTTGCAGGGTTGGTTTGGCACGTATTTGAAAACAAATAGGATGAAAAAGTTCATAAACGCCTTTTTCAGTACGACAGATTTAATGCACTTGGTAAAGCCTGGTGGATTAGCCGCTTGGATTCACGACAATAAACACTTACACTTTCTACTTACCGCCGCTATTTGCGCCATTGTAACGTATTTCTTTATTGATTGGCAGGATTTCTATAATCTGTTTTGGTTCGACTACGTTTGCATTGTATTTGCCGTTTCTTTTGTCTGCGGTTGGTTTCCAAATGCGGCCCGGGAAGAGTATTGGGATGTGAAAACATTCAGGGAACAGCACTATCACGTTTTCGATTGGTCGGATATTCGTTGGGGATTTTATGGCGGGGTGTTGGGAAGTTTTATATCTTTGATGTTAACTTTAAAATTTGGCGTATGAATACCCTTAAAGACGTTATAAAACCCTTGCTTGCGCTCTTGGTAGTTGTACTATCATTTGCGTATTTTTTTTACTGTTTGATTGCGCTGTACAAGCCTGATCCGCAGATTATAATCGCCATTGTAGCGGCAATGCAAATTCCGTTAAGCTACTACTTTGGAAACAGCCAGGGCGCAGCGACAAAAGACCAGATTATTTCAGAACAGATTACACAACAAAATAAAAATAATTGATATGAAAGACGACATTATATTTGGCGATATCATTAAATTCGACATCGATGAACTCTAACGAATACCACCCAACGCCAACCGAACAATCCCAAATCAACAACATCGAAGTGGAAATCGTGTAACATTTCTATTTGACAATTAACATACCTTTGAATATATGGATCCAAACGAAGCTGGCGCATTTGCTTTAAGTTGGGCTAAGCTACGAGATTCAGAAAAGACAATGGTCGTTCTTCTTTGCGTAATGGCTTTATTTGGCTTTATGTATTTCTACGATAGAAACAGCCTTATACAATCATTACAAGCGCAAGTTACGGACGCACATAAAGAAAATAAAGATTTGAAAAAAGCACTAAAAACTAAAGACTGCGTTGTTGTTGTGGTGACAACAAAACTTATAAACTTTGCGGAAAGTTCCACTAAGCATAGCGACAGCAGCCGGGCGAGTTTTGAAAAATCTATTCAAAGGCGAAATGAAAAATAAAATATCATTATTCATTTGTATGTTTTTACTTTTATCCAGCAATAAGAGCTTGGAGAATAACGTCAAGTTACCGCCTAAAAAAACTACATACGACAACACAATAAGTCAAAGCCAGAAATCTACAAATGAATGTTTATTGGCTATAAATAAAGCTTTAAACGAATACTCTAAAAGCGTACAGGCGACAGAAGTGAAAAGAATGGAGGCTATTAAATGATCCAAATCACACTATCATATTTCATCCCAATTTGTATATTTGCATTAATCGGCTTCGTGGTTTTTATATTTATAGCCGTTGGTGTAATTCAGGATTTTATTAGAAAAAGGAAATATGGTAGACAGGGTTAGATTTTACACCATTTTTAAAACCAAATTCGGAAGGTTTACCACAAACCAATACAAAGGCTTTGAGGTTATTTTTGACGAATGGGATAGGCAAGCGATACACGATGTACGTTACCTTGGCTACATGCTTGCGACCGCTTGGCACGAAACAGCAAAAACTATGCAGCCGATTAGAGAATACGGTCGTGGAAAAGGCAAACCTTACGGATCCAAAATAAAACACTCCGGTGTTAAGTATTTACTTCCAAACTTTTTGTACTACGGTCGTGGACTTGTTCAATTGACTTGGTTTGAAAATTACGCCCTTATGGGTCGTTTATTAGGCATTGACTTGCTGCATAACCCGGAATTGGCTTGCGATCCTAAAATATCCGTTAAAATAATGTTTGAGGGCATGTTGATGGGTTCAAGTTCGTTTGGTGATTTTACAGGCAAATGCTTAGAAATGTACTTTAATAAAAAAACAAATTTGCCAATATCAGCACGAAAAATAATTAACGGAACCGACAAAGCCGTATTGATAGCTGAACATCATTACAAATTCATGGATTCCCTAACAGGAAATGACAATTTAAAATATAATCAGTTGAAATACGCTGCATAAACACCACACTACTATTCTTACAAACGCTCCTTAATCGGGGCGTTTTTTGTTTGAATGTGTTAAAGTTTGAAATAAATGTATGTAAATGCATTGCAATAGAAATAAAGGTGTATATTTGTAGAAGAAATAACAATCTAAATAATAGGAATTATGACTACTCAATTATCAAACCAACCAAGAAAAGGAGAAGTATTAAGCAGAATTTGCGTTTATAAAAACGGAATTTTTGTAGGGAATTACAACGAGGGTTCTATTCGTAAAGGTAAGCCAGCATATTACGATCAGTCTGGTTTAGATTTCTATTTACCTTATGTTAATGAGTTAGAGTTAACGGGTTGCGTTATCGAAGTCAAACAAAAAATATCTTAATGATGAATTTATCGAAACTATGTCCGGTCATAAATAGCGAAACCGGATTGAATATAACAAATTTGGATAATCTAAATTTAGCAAAATACAAATGCTATGAGCTTTGGCAAAAGTCCGGTATTAAATTTAATACCAACTCAGGCAGCAAAGTTATTTCTTTCGAAGCAATAAAGGAGTTTGTAAAAAAGACAACAAATTAAATAACAGGAATTATGAAAGCAGAAACAATAAATAAAATTCATGCTGATTTAATGAACAATTCAGAGTTCAATGATTTAGTTATTGACAACATAAAAAAAATCAAACAATGCCATTAGTAGAGCATAAGTGTTATACCGCAAATTGTGACGGTTGCAGGGTGGAATTTTTTACAGAGATTCAAGGAATAGAAACGTATTACTTTTTAAGTAAAATAGAGCTAGAAGACGCTTTTTTCGATAAAGATTGGAAAAATATAGATGAAAAATATTATTGCGATAAGTGTTTAATAAATAAAGAGAACTAGCAATCAAATCAGGGGTGCGGCTGTAACGCATAATACAAAATGGCAGCACCAAAAAAAGACGCTAAAGAAAAAAAAACGGACAGAATAGCTATTCAATGTTCGCAAGCAGATTACGAAAGACACGGAAAAGGAAATCCGGAATTAGGCAAAAAAGTTCTTACTGAGAAGTATTTGGAACTCCGGGATAAACAACTTAAATAAAGGGATTATGGAAAAATCTAAAAATAATGCAGTGCAAATTGAGTTAAAACTTACCGGAGAGGGTCATAATAGCACATCAATTGCAATTGTACCAGAAGAAGTGGCTAGTGCTTTTTTTCAAAGATTGCATAGTTGGACTCAAGAATGGTATGCTAACACGGATAGTCATTTTCATTTTCAGAAATCAAAATAACAATTGGAAGAGAAGCTAAAAACCGATGCTTTGGCATCACAAAAATAATAGGGGATATGGAAGTAAGCAAGGAAATAAAAGAACAAGCAAGCATTGCCGGAAACGACTGAAATTATTCAAATGATTGAAAGGACAAATTTACTTTGCCGGGAATCAAACTCAAAAGTTCATCATTATTTGATTGAAGTTGAAACCCGCTTAACCCAATTCGAAGAAATGAAAACGGCTTTTATTCTTTTGCTTATTGAGACGTCATACTGTTATTTCATCAGAAATGATTTAAACAAATCAGAGTTAGAAAACTATAAAAAAATTAAGAATTTTCTCGCCTCACTATCAGAAACCAATGAAAAACCTTAAGCAATGAACACACAAGAAGAAAACACCGATGAAAAACCAAAACTTGTAAAGTGTAGTTTTGAGTTTTCTCAGGAACCAAATTGTAATGATTATGAAAACGACATTGAGATAATTGAAATTGAGTTTAATAGCTCTTTAGGAATTGATAACGACGGTGACGGATATTTTGTTTTAAAAACAACGTCATGGAGTGTTGATGGAGAAAACCAAATAAAAGAGTTGTTTGACAGAATTAGAAAAATGAAGCAATGAAACAATCAAAAACGGTATTACACCACTATTTAGGAACGGGATTGAAAATGATGTATGAAAAGTCAGGCAGAATCATTACCCTTGAAGGACTTCATTATGAAAAAGATGATAAATTAATTATAAGAGCAAGGGAAGGATATTACGATTCTGAAATTTGGAATTTCAAACCCGCGCTTCACAGCATGAACCGCTTAACTATGCCGCTTGAAAACGGGGAGATTCCTTTGATTGAATTGGCGAAGATAAATGATCCAGATTTAGATTGGTTTTTGAGCAAAGAAAATAAATGTGTATCTGGCGGTTGGTTCTTTTATTATGACCCTCAAAAGAAAGAATTTAAATTAAAATTTCAAAATCACTTTGCTTGGACTTCAAACACTATGCAGATATTCCAATATCTAATCAATAACCACTTCAACATTTTTAACCTCCCAGAATCGGAGTACATAGAAAAATCAACTTTAAAATTGTAGTTATGGAAATGCATGCGCTTGAAAAAATAGACAAGATATTAGATTATCAAAAAAAACTTGATAATTGGAACAAATACGCTGAATATATGAGGGCGTTGATAAAAGACGAAGAAAGGCAAAAGAAAAACTATCGATCTGTTTTGTATTTAATTAGAAATTTTTTAGGACTGCCTTTAAAAGATCAATTCGAATTATCGGTTTTAAATAATGAAGTCGGATTACTGAAAGTGAATCTTGATTATGCTAACGAAGAAATATTTAAACTAGAACAGGCAATTATGGAACTTTAAGGAACATTACACGATAAACTAAATTTAAAGATTATGAAGACAGGAATTGAATTAATTTCAGAAGAAAGAGAAAAACAAATCTTAAAACACGGATTTACAGGACAACATCATGCTTTGCATCCAGAATTATACGCCGAAAACCAATTGATCGAAGCGTCTGTAAAAATAGGCGCTCCTGTTCCGTATAATCAAGCGCCAAAGGGATGGGACGTTAAATGGTTTGCAAATCTATGTGAAAGACCTTATAAAGAAAGATTGGTGATTGCAGGAGCATTAATTGCTGCTGAGCTTGACAGGAGAAATTCAGACAACTAAACCAAAACACCCCGTCCACGATTTAACCTTAATAACGGTCGAAATGTGGTAATTTCAAGAGTTGATGGACGGGGTTAATTTATAAAAAATATGAAGACATTAAATCTGACTTTAAAAAAGAAGTGGTTCGATATGATTTTGTCAGGGGAAAAGACTGAGGAATATCGGGAAGTTAAAAGATATTGGATTCATCGACTTTGTAACGAGGTTGAGTACGAAACAAATTGGGGGGATTGGAACGCTATATTTAATAAGTTCGACACAATCACATTCAAAAACGGATATCAAAAGAACGCTCCAGAAATGGTAGTCGAATTCAAAGGCATCGATATTGGCGAAGCAAAACCCGAATGGTCGGACAATTGGCAAGGCGATGTTTTCAGAATTAAACTCGGAGCAATTTTATCAACCAAAAATATTAAAAAATGATACAAACAACATACAAATTACCAAGATGGTGGATATGGCTTATTTTAGGCGTAGCGGCAATTGCTGTGATTGCTTACTTCTTAAATCGCCATTATTCCGAAAAGTACGCCAGGATGGAAGCAATCCAAACCAAAGAAGCCGAAATACAAATCGTAAAGGAAACAATAGGCAAAACAGCAGCCGATAACCTAACCAAAAACACATCGGCTATACAAAGCAGCGAATCGGATGTGAAAGTCGTTAAAAAGGTCGTTAAAGCGGCCAAGATTAAACCTGTGATCGAAGTTTCAGATTCGGTTATTTATAGTGAGGATTTTCAACGTTGGTTAAAAGAAGAGTAGTTATGGAAAGAGAAATTAAATTCAGAGCATTTAACGGGGAACAAATGATTTCTCCTGATTACGTAGACAGAAATGGGATTGCCTGGTGGAAAGAAAACTCAATTCCTACTTATAGCAATGAAGCTATGCAATTCACAGGATTAAAAGACAAAAACGGCAAAGACATTTACGAGGGCGATATTTTAGACTGCCAAGACAGAGTAGTTAAAGTTGTTTGGCATCCGCATGCCGCTCAATTCGACACGGACTTTATTAGATATCAATTTGATTTATGCAGCAACGGTATTGCCAATCAGGAATGGAAATACAGGGCAGTAGTTATCGGTAACATTCACGAAAACCCAGAATTATTATGAAAAAACTACTCCTACTCCTATTCACAATCCCGGCGCTATCACAAGTCCAACCGCCAACTACACAGCGATTGATTGAAATGTACTACACCGACAAATCCCAAAAGCAGCAAATATCCAATTTAATAAAAGCCGCTGACAGTTGCGTTGTAATTGTTGAGAACCAGGATAAGCGATTGAAAGACGTGATTGCCGACAACGAGAAAACCGCTTCTGAATTACGTGGACTTTATGACGAACTTGGAAAATTGCAGGTTGACAATACCGTGTTGAAAGAAAAGAAGCCTACTCCCTGGTACAAACATCCGATATTTTACGGACTGATCGGAATTATCGGCGGCGTGATAGCTGCCAAATAACAAAAATCCACTTTAATCGGTGGATTTTCTTACTTAATAATACATTGTGACGTATAAATGTGTAGTTCGTCGATTATATTATTACATGACAGATTTGTAATGTATATTTGAACTCAGATAACAATAACAATTAAAAAAATAGGAATTATGCAAACCTCAAACCCACTAATAAATCAATTTATTATCAATACCGTTTTAATCGATCCTATTCAGGATATTTTAAGTAAAATAAAAGAAGGCAGTTTTAGAGATTGCGATATCAAATGGTTGGATTCTAAATTTGAAGCTTTTATTAAATTTGCCGCAGAAACTTTGGGTATTACAGGAATTATGCCAAGCGAAGTACTTGCTTCTAAAAGCTTTAAGCATTTAAACAATTATTCTAAAGATGTTTATTCAAAAAGATTTCAAACATTATTAGATTATTTCAAAAGTCTTTAGCAACTTAATCAGGGATGCGGCTGTAACGCATATTTAAATGAACTACAAAGATCACATTATCCAATTAATTACCGACTCTAAAATATCCGATCAAGATGCTGCAAAGGCAATGTTTATTTCTTACGGAACATTTAGAAACTGCAAAGCTGATATTGCCCGAAACAACTTCACAGAAAAGAACTACAACGACCTGAAAGCGTTTTTAGTGGAGCACGGGAATAAGCTAATCAAAAACATTCAACAAACCAATCTAACCGCTTGCGAAAAGGAAGCATTAAAAAAATAGAGTTATGGAAAATCAAGAACCAGCATTTCCGGAAAAAAGACAAAATTCAGCAGGAATAGATTATGATATTCCAGGAATGACATTAAGAGATTATTTCGCAGCAAAAGCAATGCAAACAATCTTAGAATACCGACTAAATAAAGGTATGCATAATGTGAAAGGAGCTTATGATTCTTACATATCGCCAGAAGCTTATTCGATTGCCGATTCAATGTTAACCGAAAGAGAAAAACCATGCCAGACCCAACCCTAACACCAGACCCGGAGCAATTCAAAGCCGCCAATCTATTCGAAGCGTGGGATAATCTTAAAGAGGATAACCAGCGAATTGAAAGTGAAGAAATGGAGTGGTATTTAGAAGAGTTGTATGCCAATTTAGAGAACCGACGAAAGTTATTGAACAACCTGATCGATTTATTCGACACGATGGACAATGCTTATGTAAAAAACCAATTAAGACTTTTGAAATTATGATAAAAGTAAGAATATTAAAACAAGCCAAATCCTGCGCTCAGGTGATTCAGGATAAAGTATTTTCGGCTCAGATGGATAAATTAAAAGGTTATCCGAAAATTGCCGCAGAAGCACCGGAAAAGCATATTGTACACTCGGATGTATTTTATTATCCTTTGGTTTGCTTAAACGGTCACGAATTCAAAACAACCAATAACGGCGTATTAGTTTGCAAGAATTGCCACACGCCTCAATATTCAATTTAAAAATCAATTATTATGAGTAAAAGCAGCGAATTGCATATACAAATGCAAGACTATCTATTGAACGTACACAACCAGGTAGAAGATGGGGAACTATCCAATCTTGATGGCTTAATCGAAATGAGAGAAAACAAGGAACAATTAGAAAAATCTCTTGAAATCATTAAAGAATTTGAAAACAGCAGAATCGACAACATCACAACTGAGGCGGCAGACTACCCCAAAGGCTACAAAGGTTATTTAATAACCCAGACATCCGGAAGAAAAACATTCGACTTTAAATCAATCCCTCAGTTTAAGGAAATTGAATCGACACGCAAAAACCTAGAAGATAAATTCAAAGGTGCTTTTGAGGGGTTTCAAAAGGGCGTAGTTCAAACAACAGAAGAGGATGGTGTAAGATATTGGATTGACGAAAACTCAGAATTACAGCCATTCCCGGAAGTTAATTTCGGAAAATCATTTTTAACAATTCGTAAAACAAAATAATCAAAAACAATTCATTATGGCAATTATCGCAACAAACACAGGCGGCGCAAGTTTCGAACCAATAGCAACAGGTAACTATCCTGCAAGATGTTATTCAATGGTTCACATCGGTACAATCGAGGAAAACATTTTAGGCACTTTAAAAACGCTAAATAAAGTTCGGGTTACCTGGGAGCTACCAACAGAACTAAAGGTTTTCAAAGAGGAAAACGGAGAACAGCCGCAAGTTATTTCAAAAGAATTTACACTTTCGCTACATGAGAAAGCAACATTACGCGGGTTCCTTAAAAACTGGAGAGGCAAAGATTTCACGGACGAAGAAGCAAAATCGTTTGACATTGAGAAACTTGTTGGCGCGCCGTGCATGCTTAACATCACGCACAAGACGAAAAAAGATGGTAGCGGAATTTATGCTGAAATTGGATCCGTGTCTACAATGCCAAAAGGTTTTGTTTGCCCGGATGCAATCAACGAGCCTTTTGTTTGGACTTACGAAAATTTCGACCAGGAAAAATTCAACTCTTTGCCGGAGTACCTCAGGAATAAAATGATTAATTCGGCCGAGTACAAAGACGCGCTTTCAGGAGGTCAACACATCGAAAGCAACGACGAAGTTGAAGACGATGGACTTCCGTTCTAATGCTAATCCCTTCTAAAATAAACAGCCTGTCCTACGTTGAAATCGAATCAGATAACGGAATACAGGCTTTAATAAACGAGTTGGAGCGCATTAAAAACAATCCGCACAAACAGCACGTTATTGCCGTAAGAAATTGCGCCGAACACATCGCTAAATATCAGGTAGTTTCACGATTTGAAAAACTGAAAGGTATTTACTACAATTACGTTAAAAAGATGTGGTACGCCGAGAAAATGATTAAAGGAAAACTGCGTGTTATTAAATACGGAGTTGATCGAAATGAAGTTATTTTGGCGTACAAAGAATATTTAAGAAAAAATATCCCTACCTTTCCAACTTCATAATTGATTTTGGTTTGGTGAAAGCCGGAGTTTTGTAGAAATTTCTCCGGCTTTTTTTGTGGAATTGAAAAGAATTGTTATATTTGTATTCGAGATCATCTACCTCATTTAAGACTTTAGGTTAACCACCATTAACCAAGAACAACCCTTAAAAACCGAGTAGATGCGGCGATTAAGGGTTTTGTTTTTTTAATAGTTTACTGGAACTTAAAACCTTTATAATTATGGCAAAGTTTGAGTTACGTTTTAAGTGTTTGCTTCAGCCCAAAGATCATATTAAATGCGAATTCTCGTCAGAGTCAGAAGAACCACTGATAGTTGTTTCTGGAGTTAATTCAGAAGAAGAATTTTCTATCTTTCTAGACAAATCTACCGCGATAAAATTCGCTAAAACACTTCGTACTGAAATTAATAAAATTACAGAAAGCGAGGTTGATAATGTCTAAACTTGGCTATACATGGTATCCTAAAGATTGGGGTAACTCAGAAGCAGTTTTCGAAATGACTTTAAAAGAACGCGGTTTATATCGCGAGCTTATCGATTTGGCTATGCTTAACGATAATAAAACAGAAGTCAAAACAGATGTTTGGTGTAGGAAATTTGCAATTACTCAATCTGAATTAAAAACGATTTTAGATCGATTAATAGAACTATGTGTTATTCAAATAGAATCTAACCTTTTATTTATTCCAAGCTGTGAAAGTAGGCTAAATTTAGCGCGCGGAGGAGCAAAAGGCGGAAAAGCTGGTAAGCCTACCCCTAAGCCTAAGTTAAAGCCTATTGAAAGCCTTGAAGAAAAAAATGTAAAGCCTACCCCTAAGCAAATAGAAAGTAAACTAAATATAAAAGAAAATGAAAATGAAAATAAAGAAAAAAATAATATTCCTGCTTTTTCTGAATTTTTAGCATACGCTAAGGAAAAAGAAAAAACCGTTAACCTTTCGGCTTTAAAAAACAAATACGATGCGTGGGTAGAAAACGATTGGAAAGACGGTAATAATTCCAAAATCACAAATTGGAAAATGAAATTATTGAATACTATGCCTTATCTGAAAAAAGATGAATCAAAACCTAAATTCTCAGGATAATGGCACACATATTCGATTGGTCAAAAATAGAAACAAACAAGACTTCCGGCATCACAAAAGTTAAGTGTCCTGAATGTACTCCAACGCGTAAAAACAAATCAGACCGTAGTTTGTATGTTAGCTTTGGTTCTGGTGTTGCAAAATGCTTTAATTGCGAGGCTTTAAGTTTTCGGGATAGCGTTGAAAAGGAAACTTTGAAAAAAGATTATAAAATACCAGAGCAAACGTGGCGTAATTATACAAACGTTTCAGATGTATTTATTCAGGCATTAGAGAAACGGAAAATACGTCAAAGCACGATTATTCATTTTGCGGTTACTGAAGAAGAATATTATCAACCCGCATTGCAGCGTAAGTGCCAAAATCTGGTCTTTAATTTCTTTGAGGGGGAAATGGTAGTAAATAAAAAATATCGTGGCGCAAACAAGTCATTTACGCAAAGCAAAGATACAAAGTCTA